GCGTTAAGATACCAAGGTCAATCATATACATGGATAGGAATAGACGAACTTCCACAATATCCTTCGCCAGATATATATAATTTTTTAAGATCTTCTTTAAGATCCGTTGATAAAGAAATACCTGTTTACATGAGAGCTACAGGTAACCCAGGCAACGTAGGTTCACAATGGGTACGAGAAATGTTCGTAGAACCAGCTGAACCAAATACTGCGTTTGATGTAGGGATAGATACGCCTAATGGTAAAAAATATATTACCAGAAGATTTATTCCAGCTAAGTTACAAGATAATCCTTATCTAATGCAAACAGATGATTATTATATTATGCTTGCATCTTTACCTGAAGTACAACGTAAACAATTTTTAGATGGAGATTGGGATGCCTATGAAGACTCAGCTTTTCCAGAATTTAGTAAAACAACCCATGTTGTTGAACCTTTTGAAGTACCTAGAGGGTGGTATAAATTTCGTGCTGCTGACTGGGGTTATTCTTCTCCTGCTTGTGTATTATGGTTTGCTGTCGATTATAATAATAATCTGTGGATTTATAGAGAGCTTTATACCAAAAAAATTACAGCAGATTATTTTGCGAGACAAGTAATAAGTATGGAGCAAGGAGAGCATATTCATTATGGTGTATTAGATGTTAGCACTTGGGCAAAGAGAGGTGATGTAGGTCCTAGTATTGCAGAGACAATGATACAGAATGGATGTAGATGGAGACCATCAGATAGATCACCTAAAAGTAGAATTAATGGTAAACTTGAAGTTCATAAAAGATTTAAAGTAAATGATAATGAACCAGGTATAAGAATATTTGCTAATTGTAAAAACTTAATTAGAACTTTAAGTACATTACCAACTGACGATAAAAACCCTGAAGACGTAGATACAAATGCAGAAGATCATGCTTATGATGCATTAAGATATGGATGTATGAGTAGACCAACACATCCTAAATTTGCAAATAGATTTAACGCAAGATTTCAAAGTTCGTTTGAAGTATCTGATAATAAATTTGGGTATTAGGTGTCAAAAAAAATAAAAATACAAGAAACAAATAAAAAGAATTTTCCTTATACATTAAACTTAGTGTATTGGGAGGATATTGTTGGAGAGGCTAACTGGGCTGATATAGTTGATATTAAAAAAGCTAAGACAGCAGTATGTTGTAGTGTTGGTTGGATTGTAAAAGAAGATTCTAAATCTACAATCGTAATGGCTGATTATAGTTTTGAAGACAATGGAGAAATAAAACAAGGTGGTAATTATACTACTATCCCAACAAAAAATATATTAAAAGTTAAAAGAATAAAAATATAATAGGAGAATAATATGAACACATTCGACCCAAAAGCTAAAGTTAAGCAAGGTCAATTTAGTGATGCACCTGATGGGAAAAACCCAAACAGAGAGCATACTAATATTGATTTTTCTAAACATACGCATAGAAAACAAGAACCATTTGAGTACGATGTAACTGTACCAAGTGAAGCAGGTTCTAAACATGTAGATGATGCTGTATTTAAAATGGCTGATGAAAAGGATTACTAATGGATCAAAACGGATTAGGGAATAATAAAAATACTATACCTGATATTTATGCAGGAACTAATAATAAGCCTAAGAAAAAAAGTGCTAAAGAAATATTAGATGAAGATCTAAAAAAAGCAGCAGAAAAAAAAGATAAAGAATTACAGAAAACAGAAAAAACTAAAACTTTAAAAGATGATCTTAAAGTTGGAGTAAATTATAGAGCAAATCAACTTAAATCATTTAGTAAGTTTGCTTTCCAAAAAGGAAAAGAAAAACTTTATGGGCAAATAGATTTACTAAAAAAGAAAATAGACTAGGAGGATAATAACATGATGAAAAGATACATGCATGGAGAACTTGCACCTGACACACCTAAAAGACCAAATGAACCAATGGCTATAGATCCTAATTCAAAAATAAATCAAGGAGCTACAAGTGGTGATGGTAATGATAAAAAAGGTAAGTCAAAATCAAAAGTAGATCCATCAATTTTTAGAATGGCTGAAGAAAGAGATTACTAATTTAAATGTACGAAGAAGAAAATAAAACAGCTGCAGAAGTCAGCGAGTCTAAACCTATCGTTGGTCATATACGAGAAAAGTTTTATCAATCAGAAAACTCTAGATTGTATGATGAAAAAAGATGGTTAAAAGCTTATAGAAACTATAGAGGACTATATGGTCCAGAAATGGTTTTTAGATCAAATGAAAAGTCAAGAGTATTTGTTAAGATAACAAAGACTAAAGTTCTTGCTGCATTTGGTCAGTTGATAGAAGTATTATTTTCTAGTGGTAAATTTCCATTAGGTATTAGTCCAACTCAAGTACCAGAAGAAATACCTGAGTATGCACATATAAAACCTAAACAGCCTGAAGCACCACAACAACAAATGCAAGACCCATATGGGTTTAAAGGTGATGGTAGAGAAGTACCACCAGGTGCAACAGCTGATATGCTAATGAAAAATTTAGCACAAGAGTTTGAGAATGTAGGATTTGATGAAGGTCCTGCAAATATGGGAGAACCACAAATACAACCAGCAGAGATAGCAGCTAAACACTTAGAAAAATTATTACATGATCAACTAGAAGAATCTAGTGCAATGACAATTTTAAGACATGTATTTTTTGAAATGTGTTTATTAGGAACTGGAATATTAAAAGGTCCATTTAGTTTTGATCATACTTATCATGCATTTGATACTCAAGAAGATGAAGAAGGTAATATGATTAATCTTCATGTTAAAAAAGTTAAAACAGTTCCTAAAGTAGAAGCAGTATCATGTTGGGATTTTTATGCAGATCCAAATGCAACAAGCATAAATGATTGTGATTATGTAATACAAAGACACTCATTAAATAAACAACAGTTTTCTGATTTAAGAAAAATGCCTTACTTTGATGATACAGCTATTGATATGTGTTTAGAAGAAGGACCTAACTATCAAGTTAGAGGATATGAATCTTCTTTATACAATAGAGAAACTGTAGAAACTATTTATAAAAATAGATTTGAAGTATTAGAATATTGGGGTGTTGTTTCAAAAGAAATGGCAGAAGAATGTGGTATTGA